TGCGCTTCATGCCACAGTTCCCAGAACTCGTTCTTACCTTTTGGCGTTGAGATAAAGGTAGCAGAGCCGCGTCTGTCTGCCAATGCTGGACGGATAACATTTGACCAAGCTGACGCAGGGAAATCTGCCATCTCATCTAGTACCACTGCATCAAAGTACAGCCCACGCATAGCGTTGTAGTTATCAGCGCCAAACAATCGGAACCGCGCACCGTTGAGAAAGTCTATGCGCAATTCACTGTGGTTTACTTTTATCTCTGGAATATCTCTGGTGAACTCCAATGCATAATCCCATGCGACTGCTTTGGCTTGGGAAAGATATGGAGCAATATATGCTACCCGTACATTTGGGCGGTCTATTTCAAAGCAAGAACGGATAAGATCGTTAATGGCTGCTACGGTTTTGCCAAAGCGTCTGTGTGCTACGATGATTGCAAAGCGTTCTTTTCTGTTATGGAATGCTCTGATCTGATCGCGTGGTTTGTAGTCTATTTCTTGATCTACTTCTACTACTCGCGCCATTTGAGCCTAACCACATGCTGCACTTCACCCTCTATCTCTGCTTTGACCTGCATTGGTAGTACCTTGCCCATGAGGGACATAAAGGCTGTAGGGTTTTGTTCTGCTTGGAACTGTAGGTATTCAGTCATGCCCTCTTTCTTTGCTGCTTCTATAAAGCGAGGGTCTACGTCTTTTTTGTTTGCGTATCTTTCATCTACGATATGCTGACCTGCACGATGGGCCGCATCAAGTATGGCATCTTTAAGCAATCTGTTTACTTTGTTTGGCTTTCCCTTACGAGAACCGCCAGTAAGCACTTTGCTTGAATGTTCTTGTTTCGTACTCATAGTACCGTCCATAGTGGGTGCGTCTATATGTTGTGTATATTAGTGCATTTGTGTGAGAAATAAAAGACCCCCTGAACGTGACCGCGCTCAGAGGGCCAGTGAGGAGAGCCAGTGTATGGAGCTACACAAACCAACAGGGAGGGAGAGAGGTTGGCTCTTGATGAGAAGGTAACACACTTTTGCTTATAAAAAAACCCCAGCGCATTACACGCTGAGGCTTTCTGTATCTAGCTCACCTGCGACCAAACAGGCATGGCAACCAAAACCCAAACGAGGTGTACAATGAATGCATTCCTTTTGTATCAATTTATTTTGATGATTACAAGCATTTTATAAAAAAGCCCTCACAGGAGTTATCTCAACTGCGAGGGCTTTTTCTCCAACGAACCGTAAGCGACCAAACCCACGGGCATTTTAAAGTTTATCTGCTCTGATGTTATCAGTCAACTTCCTTACATTGTATGGCCCTCGCGTCCCACGAAATATGATTTCATCTATTGGGCCTGATAAGCCACGCCTTTCTTGTAATGAAATTTTGGCCTGAACCTGCTCTACGCTGATGTTTTCACCATCTTCTACACCTTCAGGTGGCCCCCACTTTTCTATTTCTTTAGCCAACGCCTGCAACTTTTTGTCATGCTCATACGCTGACTCCAAGTCTTTTACCTCTATGTCTGCAACGATAATAGCTCTTAGTTTTCCCATTTTAGTAACTCCATAATTAACTAATGCATTGACAGTAATATTTATGAAATGATTTGTAAATAAAAAACACCCCCTGCGGAGCAATCACGCGAGGGGGCAGTTTAAGTGAGGCAAACCTATGAGATGATAGGTGGGTCAACCCTATCAGGTATGTTGTTCGCTGACAAGTATTCTAAATACGGCTGCAAGTGTGCTTCTGAGATCAGGCCCATCTCTACCATCTTGTCTGCCAGCTTACCGCGTATATACATCTCACCTACTGGTTCACCTGCAATGATCCGCTTTGCGTTTATCTGTAGCGTGTCTGGCTTCCACGGGCCGCTGCTTACTGAGCGTGTGGATGCAGATGACATAGACTTAGAAACTGCCGCGCTGATTTCTGCTGATGTAGGCCAAGAGCGAGACTTGTGTGCTTCTTTAAGTTTCAGCATTGCGCGATCCATTGTGCCGCGAATGTGATCCTCATTTGTATCGGTAGGGAACTTCTGGTTAATCAGGCGGCAGATACCCTCTACCTCTGCCTGCGCACGTTTCTCATCTTCTAAGTGCTTTGGAATAGCATAAGTGCCAAGGATGTTCATTAGCTCGTTACGGATTAGCTGCATTCTTGTTTCATAGTTCATAGCATTATACCTCATCTGCCCAGCGCTCACCGTTTAGCCAAGTAGCTAGGTGAGGCATATATTGTTTATCTTTACCGTCTAGTGTTGCAACGTATGCTTCCAGTTTAGGCAATAGATCAAAGAAGTCTATCTTCTTGGAAGCTGTTACATATGCTTTTCTCGCCTGACCTTTCCCTACCTTGCGTGGGTACATTTCCCATAATTGATCAAAGTAATAATTCACCTCATCATCCTTTGATGATGTATGGTTATTATTTCCAAGGTTATTACTTCCAAGGTTAGTGTTGCATTTTGCAACAAGGGGGGGTGCGTTTTTACTACAAGGGCTTGTTGTATTTTGCGACAAGGGTGTACCAATTTTTAGTACATAGTGTGTACTGCTGTATCCACCGTCTTCTCTATTGCTACGGACACGCTCTACGAGGCCAAGAGTAGCCAATGTATCTATGTGACGGACTACTGTAGATTTATCCATCTCTGTTAGTAACGCCAATCTGTTCAGGCTTGGAAAGCACAGACCTGTTTCGCCGTTGTGATGATCTGCAAGCCAATACAACACAATCTTTGTCGCAGGCTTCAAACCCTGTTGCTTCATTGCTAATGCTGTCATATAGTGGGACACGAAAGACACTCCTTTCATTTGTCATCGGTTGAAGGCCCGTTGCTTTGGTAGGCGCGGGTCTTTTCCTATTCTACATCCATAAAATAATCAGACAAGACTTTTACCGTATCGTAAGTGACGTTGCCCACGCCATCCCGAACACGGTAGTAAGTATGCCGTGATAAACCTGTTGCTTCACATACCTTACACGGTTGACGATCCTTCATTAGCCGTTGGATATGCTCCAAGTTATACATCATCTTGCTATTCATGCGTTCTCCTTTTTTGCATTCTTGGGGTTGTATATAGGCTACACATGATATATATGCAAGAGACAAACAGTAAAATGAGGTAAACAATGCACAAACATCCAACACCTGTCAGCATTAAAGCTGAGATATACAAGGCGCTATGTATGGCGGCTGCAAAGCACAGCTTGCTTTCAAGCGATGTAACGATAGCATTGCAGGCTATTGATGACGGTATTGCGCAAGCAAACAAAGATCACGATGAGTTTAGAAAGGCTATGGGATATGACCAATAAGTTTCAGACAGCGATGGATTTCGTTGCAGACCTCAACAAGTCACATGGGGTCATGCAGCGCGGCGGCAAACAGTACACAGAGGTAGCAAAGCGTGTAGAAGCGTTCCGCACTGTGTTTGGCGGTGAGTATGGCATTGATACAGACATCATCCACAATGACGGTCAGACAGTAGTGGTGAAAGCGACAGTCAAAGACAAAGACGGTTTTATTGTCGGATCAGGATTGGCAGAAGAAATCCGTGGATCATCACACATTACAAAGACATCTGCTGTAGAGGTATGCGAGACATCAGCGATTGGACGCGCACTTGCATCTATGGGTATGCATGGCGGTCAGTATGCATCTGCTAACGAGATGGAAGGTGTAAAGCGTAAAGAGCAGGCGATCAAAGCATCTGACGCTGCACCCAAGCCATCAATGGAACTTGATCTTGCAGCGCGTATAGATGCTGCATTGACGTTCTATGAGAACTGCGATGCAAAGCGGTTTGCTGACAATGAGAGCCGCTATAAGAAACTAATCAACAGCCCTGACTTGTCAGAGCCACAATATGAACAGCTTGTAGAAGCACATGATAAACGTAAAACGGAGCTAATGGTATGAAAGTATGCACTATTATCGGGCGTGTCACCAAAGACAGTCAAATTCAAGAGAACGAGAGAGGGGGATTTCTCAAGTTTTCAGTCGCAGTTGATGATGGCTATGGAGCAAGTAAAGGCACGATCTTCTTTGACGTTGACTATAACCGAACAGGAATTGCCCAGTACGTTACGAAAGGCAAACAAGTAGGCGTATCAGGTGAGCTAAAGACCCGCGAGTATAATGGTAAAACATATCTGAGCATTCGCGCCAATGACGTTAAGCTAATCGGCGGTGGTCAGCAGCGTGAGCAAGTATCGCACACTGAGCATGAGCCACAACGCGCAGCAGAGGGTCAGAAGTTTACAGATGATGACTTAGGCCAGATACCCTTCTGATGACTAAGTTGCAGATGGAACTGAGGAATGGGCGCTTAGTGCCTGTTTCTCAATATGACGCAGAGCGTATGGAAGATTACCCGCAAGGCGCATTGTTTAACTTGTCGCCTACTGGCAAGCGATCCAACCCGCATCACAATCTGTATTGGTCTACGCTGCGCAGGGTGGCTAGGGATACAGGCAAATGGCCTACAGAGCATCACCTACACGATGAACTAAAGATTGCGTGTGGATATGTGCGCATCAAGCTGTCTGCGCTAAACGGTGAACTGGTGAACATACCTGATAGCATCAGCTTTGATAAAATGGATCAGAGAGAGTTTAACACGTTCTTTGAACTGGCAATGACAAAACTGGCAGAGGGGATAGGGTATGACCCACTGGAAACCTAGCGATGAGATGGTGCAGCGCGAGTTAGACTTGTGTGAGCGCTTAGGTAAGAAGTGGAAATGCACGGTTGAGATGCAGCATAAGTACAGTGTGTTTGATGCTGTAGCTCACAAAGACAACAAGCCGCAGGCTTTCGTAGAATTACGCATCATCAACTACGCTTTCTATGACCTACCAGACATTATGATAAGTTTGACAAAATGCACTGCGGGTAAAAACCAAACTGAGATAACAGGATTGCCCAGCCTGTTTGTGGTACATTGGAAAAAAGACGATACCATTGGCTACATAGACATCAACAAGACTTACCACGGTGAGCCTGATTACAGGGTGTCTAAAAAGGGCATGAAAAGACTAAACGATGACGAAGAAATAGAAGTCTGCCGACATGTAAGAGCGTCACAATTCAAGGTGCTAACAAACATATGAGCAACCTAGCAAAACGCCCACCGATGGGCCTGAAACAACCAAAGGCAAAGAAGGATGAAAAGTACCTCAAAGCAATCAGAGAGCAGCCGTGCTGCATCTGCCAAGCGTTCAATGAAGTCCAGCAATCACCAACAACAGCCCATCACCCTATACATGATCGCCATGGAACTAGAAAACGATCTGATGAAACTGCGATCCCGCTTTGCGAAGGGCATCACCAAGGTCTTTGGGATGATACGAAAATAGCGATCCACAAAGAGCCTAAACTATGGCGCGAGAAATACGGCCCTGATTGGTCTTATGCGCCCTCATCAGTCCAAGACACTGATATGTAAAGCACTGGCCCACGGTCAGGGTGACAGTACGTCTTCTTGACCTTCATGCTAGTGACCTGCTTGTCATCAGCAAAGATAGTGCCTGAAAGGCCATCTAAAGCGATCTTAGCAATGTTGTCTATGTCTGGCTTAGTCATAGGGCTTATCGCGCCATACTCTGCCTCTAATCGCTTTTTATTAGACCATGATTGCGGGATGTCCATAAACGCAATAATCTCAACCGCAACTGGCCTCAGTGTCTGGTCAATGTTGTGCTTTGCCATCTCTGACCATGCAGCCGCATGAATACGCCGCTCATACTCTTTGGTCTTCTGTGGAGTGTAAGTGTGGCCTACTTTGGTAAACCGTGGCCTGCCCTTGCCAATCGGCTGCCCTGATATTTCCAGTTCTATTTCGTACATGCCCGATCCTTTGTGTAAGAACTGCTGTCAGTTAATACCTTGACTTGACTTTTTTGCAAATACCCCCTTGCAATGTATCACATAAGATACTATTACATGTTTATGTTAAACAGAAAGGCAAACCAAATGACACAGGAACAAGCAAAAATAGCAGCAGACGCGCTACGCGAAAAAGGCCACTACGATCTTGCGGATACACTAGAAACGCAAGCGCGTGAGCAAGAGTATCGCAATAAGTGGCAATACATCTTTGACAACGATTTACAGGATTTGTACTAATGGGATTTTTTACACTAGGCCGCAAAGAACATCATTACACAATCACGCTGCCAATCCGCTACGCAGAAGTAGAGTTGGCTGTGTACGGTTACTATGATTATGATGAGGGTTACCATGACATCAGCAGCATTGAACGCGCAGATAGCCACAGAGGCTCGTACAAGCTGCCTAAACGTGTCTTGGCATACCTACAGAGTGAGGACATGATTGAAGTGTTCCACGATGCAGCACAGGCTTCTGTCTGATGTACGGCAAGTGGACATGGGAAGATACAGTTATTGGGATCATTTTTGCAGTGATGATCCTGACTTGGACTTTAGGAACAATATGGGGATGGTGGTAATGGAAACGTGGCATCAAATGTTACAAAGACATCAACGCGAAAAAATAGAAGCATTGGAAAGTCTCAATCAATCTGGATACACACAATCAGAAGCCGCAAGAATAATGGGCATGGGACTTTCAGCATTAAACAATCAGGTAATCAGATCAGGCATACACTGGAAAGTTAAGAAGCAAGGGCAGAGAAAAAGAAATGACCGATAATCAAATAGCAAAGCACTTAGAACACATAATTAAAATGTGCAAAGCAGCAAGAGTTAACCCAACAGCCGCGCTAGTCCATGTTGACGCAATACAAACACGCGCAGAACATGTGGTTGAAACAATGAAAAAAGAACGCTCAGACGTAACTGGCGCACCAGTATAAGAGGAAACAATGGTAAACTATTTTGATACTTTGACGCGGGTATTAAAACGTCCACCGACAGAAAAAGAACTTGGCACATTCATGGAAATGAAGCGCGAACAAGAGGGGTGGAAATCGGGCAAGCTAACAATCAAGGAAAAAGAGGAAAAGCCAAAGCCGATGCGCGAACCAAAGCCACCAAAGAAAATCAATGACAAATCACTCTACCGTTGGCCCAGACGCGCACCAGTGCGGGCAAAGATGGTAAACCGTATGTTGAAAGATAATATCACGATCAAAAACATTGCTTACTATCTTGACACAACAGAGGGACAAGTCATGAGCGACATAACAACGTGGGACTTACCGCAAAAGAAAAATAAGTAATCGTGTGGGCGGCTGCTAGGTGTCGGGATAAGCTAGGGGATTACCAACAAAAACTGGGTAAAAAACCGCCCACCGCGACAAGATAACAAAACAGAAAGTGAAGGCAATATGAAAACTTTACAGCAAGCCAGAAAAGACGCTGGACTTACACAGCAAGATGTGTGTGACGAACTGGGCATGACACAAGGTGCGCTTTCTCAATTAGAAAGTAGCAAAAAATTACCAACATGGAGTAGAATACAACAATTCTGTAAATTATACGAAATTCATCCCACAGAATTGAGTGTTTCCATAAGCAACTTTAAAGGCCAAGCAAAAAAGCGAAAAACTGTAAATGTTAAACGCGCTGATGCATTGAGATTTGCATTATCTCAGATAGTTTCTAAAGAACATGTAGATAAGGTCATAGAAATATCAGCAGCGATTATAGAAGTTGAGGGCAAGTGATGGAGTGGTTCACAGCGTTATACATAGAATATTCACTGCGCGGGATTGACATAGAAACATATCTGATTTTGCCAGACTATGAGGCTTGTCAAATCGCCATCCGCGATAATGAAGATATGGGAGTTTACTTCAACGCGGATAGCGATGTTGATATGTACTGTATACGCACCAACACTCTATCCAGATCAATAAAACCTAAACTTAGGCCAACCACCGATAAATCTTCTTAGTCTTATCCATGCGGTCTTCTAGGCCATGATAGCCACCATTAACACGCTTAGTGATGCTTTTGATGATGCTATCAGTGACACCCTTGTCTGCCATTGCAAACAGGCCGTTTTTCTCAAAGAAGAATATCGCACTGTCCATCGCTAGTTCATCTGCAATTGGCGATGGATCATCTACCAAGCTATCGCGCCCAATATGCTCTGAAAAGGCTCGCACGTTGTCTTTGCCTGTCAATTGGATGAAACCTTTTCCCGCGTACAGCCAGCCATCATTAGAACCGACCTTATTTCCCATGCGACCATTATAAACTCTGTTAGCAAGTTTTTGTGGGTTCATAGCATAAGGCTCTGCGTCTGCCTCAGACTTAAACCGTGAGGGCCATACCCGACACATTGTTTCTGCGCGGTAGTTTAGGTTTTCCTCTGATATCATAAAGTTGCCGCTTTCATGCGCTGCCTGACCAAGCAAGTGTGCACCACGATTGGCGTTCAAACCGTAATGCTCTGCGATAGCTCTAGCCGTATTAGGCCCAAACGCGCCATCAGGAGTTACGCCACAAGTCTTTTGCAGCATCTTTAATGCATCACCTCTAGCCATTATTTCATGCTCCCGTTCGTATCAAACATGCCCTCATGGTCACGATTGATATATTTCAGTTCATTTTCAAGCAACGCTACACGCTGCTGCAATGCTGTGATCGCACCAATAGTCATTGCCAGGCCTTCGTGGTCATCCCACAATTCGTCTATTTCATCCCAGATATACTCAATCTCCATGAATGCATCTTTTACATCGCGCTTGAGATTGACGTTATCCTCAATAGCCATCTTAGAGCCAAGTTGGTTGACCGTTTCTTCTAAATCAGCAATGGTAGCTGCTTGCTGCGCTGTCCACCAAATAAACCCGCCTATTTGTAAGACAATAACGCCAATGATTGTTATGGGTAACTTAATGTTTTCCATTACTTCTTACCGCCAAAAAACTTGGTTGCTGACCGCACGGCGAAACTAGCACTCACGATTACACCCAAAGTGTATTGATACCAGTCTGGCATTACCTCCAAAGCTGCGAACCCTTTCGCAACAACTGTGCGACCCCACTCACCAGTAAACACAAGGATCAACGGGATTGAAAAAAGTATAACGAGATACTCATCTTTCCAGCTTGATTGCGAACCTTGAGCCATAATGCGTTCCCAATCGGCAACCGATGTTTCTTTGGAAAGCATGATCTTGGCCTTGGCCTCTGCCTCAGTTAACTTTAACTTTGCATCCGCAGCCTGTACGTCCGCTTTACCTTTAAGCCAACCGCCAGCTAATTCAGTTAAGGGGCCGATCAGAGCCTGTAGCATTTCTGTTCTCCATTGCATTGAAACCGAAGTAAGCCGCGACAACACCGCTTGCACCAATTACATATACGCTTGCTATGTCTGTAATTAGCTCTGCCGCGCGATCTAACCCCACCCAGACAGCCAAAAAGATAACTAGGGGGTACAAGAGCATTCCAGCAGTACACGCCACTGTGAGCCGCCTCTGCGTATCTCTCTTTGCGTCTTGATCTTCCATACGCCTGCGACGATCTTCCAACATGATCTCGCGCTCATCTGGATCAATCTTTCCGTTTCCGTTTAGATCGTAGTTTTCCTTGTTCATAGCTTCGCCTTGCTATTTTTAAATCGCTGGTAATTATAACAACTTTTCCATTTTTGTATACCGCCCAGACATTTCGCTTAATTTCCACTAACCTCAAGGCAAGCCACCGTTTGGCTGTTGTGAACTATTAAACCCTCTTTTGCTTTTCTGCGTTCCTGTTCGCATTCTTCAAACGTGCTATATGATGGCCCTATTTGGTAATACTTTAATGTCGTTGATGGA